TCTTCTTTGTAAACTAGTATGTCATTACCTAGAGGTATTGCGTTTAACAAGTGACCTTTAGTACCACCCACAGTTATCTGGTTAGATTCTGACGCTGTGCTTGCAGTTGTCCATGTTGCAGAACCGTTGTTAGAAGCTCCTTCAGGGATAGCATCACTCCAACGTATAGAGTATGGCAATGCTGTACCGTTGTCAGTTAAGTTCAGAGCTATCAGGTGGTTTCTAAATGGTACGATAACTTGACACCTAAGAGTACTAGGCCACTGTGCTAAGTCAACAAACCTAGAACCACCTTGTAAGAAACTCTGAGGTACGTCTATACCATTATTAACAACAAGAACACCACCAAGAGCATCCCCTTGCCAATTTTTCCCGGTGTTTGCCAAAGTTGTATAGGCTCCACTTGATCTCGTGACATCTGCGTGAGAAGTTCCTGTAATCTTGTGTAAAGCAGTTAAGCCTCCGTATATCCAAAGGTTAGTAGAAGATTGTCTCCAACTTGTAGTCCAATAGGGAGCAACTGTAGGGTTTCCTAAAGCTGCTATATGTCCTTCTATACTACCTGCTTGCTTGTCATTAAAGCGAACATTTTCAACAGATGAAAACATATTAGATGGCATATCATAAGGAGATAGATCAGAGTTAAAGGTAAAACCTGTTTGTAACCCACTTATGTCAAATATTTCTTTAACCACTGCCAGTTTCCGTATCTGTTGTCCAAATAGTATTGTTAAATTCTTGTAAAGCTATATCTATACCATCCTCAGTCTGTATGTTACCACCTGATTCTTGTATCAGATTAAACTTTTCTATAACCCAGTTAGTATCAGCCATTATGTACCTTGCATAGTTAATACGGTTCCACTGTACTCAGCCCTGTCCTCTAAGAGCATTACGTCTTGTAATACCTTAGCATAAATTCCACCAAACCTTTGAGATTGTTCTGTGTCGTTTAAAAACAAAGCCCCCTCAAAACAACTACCAAACAAATATAAATCAGGGTAGTTTTCTAAAATAATATTACTTGTGTTAGAATCTGATAAAGCAATTAATTTTTGATAGTAGTTAATTCCTATTGTATACGTTGAATCAGGTGTAGGTAATAACTTAATAGTATCACCTACACTTGAGTAAGCTCTTGGTGATCCAGAAGACACTCCACCGTACTCTCTTGAAGCAGACTCTAACGATAAGTACGACAATGCAAAACTTGCACTAGAAGTATCTCTGGTAATGTTTTTTAGCTCTATGATGTCACTAGGTAGGTTGTAGAAAGCTGTACCAGCAGTTGTCGTAGTTTCTGCACGTACTACACTTGCTCTGATAAGTAAATCCCTGTTTAACTTACCTTCAGTTAAGGTTATAAAATCAGGTATATTATCTGTCAGGTCATTCCTGTTCAGATAACTTGCAATACTTGCCTGTAGCTCAGAGTAAGTGGATAATGCCATTATATATTACTTTCATGTGTCCTAAGATAACGCCATTCAGGGTCATTAAGAAGTTTTTTAACTTTAGGCATATGATCTTTGTTCATCACGTCTACACCTAACTCACTCTTCCACTTTTCTATTATGATTAAAGGTATGCTTGCAACTTTACGCATATCTTTACCGGGAGAACCAAACTGTGAATCTCCGTTAAATTCTTTTTTGTTTAGTTTAAGCAAAGGCTCTATATCTTGACTATTTGTAAGTAAGACTTTATCCTCAGCTGCATCATACTTAAATTGTGTTTTAATTGGATCGTTCATCTGTACCTCATAAAGTAAAGGTAGGGGATTTCTCCCCCACCTTACACCGATAGTTTATGATAAGTCGTATACTGCACCTAGAGCAGCTTCGTTTTTAACAACAAGCGTATACTCACAGATGATAGCTCTTTGCTCACCATCAGAAGTACTTGCTACTTCACGTTGCTCAAACGGACGTAGGTAAGCTACACCGTAGTACTCAGGGTCAAGTAACCATACATCCCTAGAACGCTGAAAGCGGTTAGGAACAACAGCCATCTCACCAAAGTCACTAACGTAGATGTCCATACCACCAATGATACGTTGATCAGAAGTGTCCGTAAAGTTAGATACACCACTTGCTCCACCTACACCAACAAAGTTGGAAAAGGTTTGCTTTTGAGCTGGAGCCATCATCAAGTACTTAGTGTCAGCACCACTGTTATAAGCTGCTACAATAGCTGCTTTCAACAGAGTTTCAGTAAACGCACGAGCAGTACCATCTGTACGTGCAGCAGCACCTGCTCCAGCACCGTTAGCACCGTTAGAAGCTTTACTGATGTTTGTGTTAACCCAAGTAGGGAGACTGGCTAGTTTACGAACAGTGCCATCACCTGCCATTGGTATTTTAGCAATATTAACACCAACGAGAGCACGTTCCATGTCTCGCTTTAGCTCTTTGGCTCGCTTAGACATTTGGTAAGCTAATTCTTGCTTACGTCCTGCTTTAGAAACAGCATCAAGAGTTCCAGAAATCAAGCTTGTTTTCAAAGAAATCTGACATATGTTTCCAACTCTTGCAGTAGCAGCAGCTTCAGCAGCGGTGAGAGTTGATCCCTCCTCGTTGAAGTTGTCAGCAGCAGCGGCGAGTGAGTCAGTTTGCCATTCGTGATTTACAGCAATCGCATCTGAGCGACCACCCATTGACATAAATGGAGTTTCAGTTGGAGAAATATCATAGATAACATTCTCTAAGTCTTCACGTAGTCCTACTGAGGAAAACGTGACGGTAACACCTGTAGGTTGTGCCATAGTTCAAGTCCTTTTGTTAAATTAAATCCATAAACGCATTTGCAGCATCATTGACATTACCCGTTTTTCTTAGTCTATCGCGTTTTGCTTGAACATCTCTACTAACCCGTTGTTTCTTAGTCGTAGGAGTACCTGCTTTAATAACTTTAGCTGGCCCCTTTTTGACTTTAGATGATGTTGAGGAGTTAGCTCTCTCTTGCAACATTGCCTTGTGTAATACAAGTACAACCTTGTGATCAGTAATTCCATTAACATCTTGTTCACTAAAACCCATATTCATAGCAAAGTCTCTTAGTTCAGTCTTTAGGTTAGAACTAGGATCAGAGTATTCTGGTAAGGCAGAGGTTAACAACTCAGCTTCTTCCTGTACCTTCTGTTGAATATTCTGGTAAACTTCTTGTTGGGTTTTTTGCTGAACAACAGCCCGTTCTTGCTTGATCTGAGTAACTTTTTCTTTAGCGTCTTGGAACTCAATTCGTTTCTCCATGTATTCTACTGGATCATCTTCTTTGAGAGAAGCCCAATCTAACTCTTGATAATTTTTAAGCTCAAGGTTTTGATAGTTCTCCATATTAGCTAAAACTTGTTGGTACTGATCACGCTCTTGTTGAACAGATTGTAGGTTAGCCTCGTATGCTTTTCGCATTTCAGCTACAGACTGAGATTTCTTGGTATAGTCAGACTGCCTTTGATAACCGTTTCTAAGTTCATCAAGGTCAACTTCAAACTCTTCGCCGTCTACCTTTACGGTATAGCTTGGGGAAGTTTCTTGAATCTCTTCTTCTTCGGATACCTCTACTTCTTCAACTTCTTCCACGTAGTCTTCTTCTGGCTCTGCCTGATCTGCGGCAAAGTTATCAACAAGTGACTCTTCTTCTTCCGTAAGTTGTTCGTTAGATGCTTGCTCTGGATTAGTACCTTGACTTCCAAACATGACATCGTACATTTCTAGTTGTTTTTCTTGAGTGACTTCCTGTGAAGGATTAGTCGCTTCGTCTACCATATGTAACTCCTAAGAATTTTCTATTAAGTTATTGTCCATACACGCTTGTAAATCTTCAAGAATAGATTTCAATGCTTTCACTTTGTACCAGTAATGATCTCTGTCTTCTTGTTTATCAGCGTGTTTCCATTGCTCTATCAATGATAGTTCAATATCTGCAACCATTTCTTGAAATACCTCGTTACCTAAAATAACAGAGGCTTGGGCTGCTTTTTCTTTTACATTTGCCATTATGTCTTTATTAAAAAGTTAATCGGAATCTGTGCTACAACTGCTGAACCACTGCCAGCTACTGCTGATTGTGATGTACCTAAACTATTAGAACCACCTACACCTATGGGCAAGAATGATCTAAAGTCAGGTACTTTAAAATCTGATCCAGATGTACCGAATGTAGTACCTATTATAGCGTACAATGCTGAGTAGGTAGAAGTACTAAAAGCATCTCCGTTGCACAGTAGCCAATCTTTAATACCCGAAATAGTTTCAGTTGTTGGTGTAGTGTTTGAAGCAAACATTACTATATGCCCCGGCTCAAAACCCAACTTGTTCATTTGTGCAGATGATTGACTAACTGCTACTGTGGCTAGGTTGGGGAATTGTGATTTAAGAACACTCTTGACAAGGCGTATGTGATCATCACCTTCAGAAATGTTATCACTTGCTGCTGGGTTAGCTGTGACTAATTGGGAAATAAAACTTGCTGATTCGACTGTCATTATCCGTCCTTACTTAATTATATCAAAGTTAAAGTGTAAAGTCAAGCGTTTTTTCTCGATCTATTAAAATATAAGCTCCTTCTTTAGTAGCCCACACTTGACTATGACCTATAAAAGATTTAAACTCATGTACCTTATAGTCTAGGTAAAATACAAACTTATTAGAACTATAAAAACATTCTTGGTTACTTAGAGCAATATAAACAGCACTGTCTATTTCTTCTTGACTTGTAGCTTCTTCTAGCATGACTAAAAAATGGGGTGTCTTACAGGCAAAACTTGTCATCAAAGGTTCACCTTTTTTGTTCTCAGCTTTGGCACTAGAAGTATACAATAATATTGCAAGTATACTAAGTAATTGGAGGATGCTTACCATTGTGCATTTTTTCAAGTTTTGAAATCCTTTCTCCATTAGAACTAGCCATCACAAGTATTCTTTCAAGTTCCCTATTATTTCTTTCTAATCTTTCAGGAGACATTATGCTTGATAACACAGTAGTTTTTTGTGCGTTAAGATCAATAGCGTTCTCTTGTGCGTCTGTCCGTTTGTCTAAATCCCGTAGTCTAGATTCGTAATCAGATTTAATATGATTTAATTGTTCTATGACAGAGGATAATTTTTGTTTAACTATAGTAGCTGCCGACACTATTGATATAAGCATCCCACCTATAGTCATTATTAATCTTGCATCTAATTCCACTTTGGTTACTCTACTTCAACCCAGCCTTTAGAATTGTCGGCCTGATATACATCTTCATCCCAGAGATACATTTTGTCATCGTCTGGGTGTGCAACAGGTGGTTGCCAATCATCATTGGAGTCTAATGACCACGAAGCGAAAGGCTGTGGTGCTATAAATTTGTCTTTGGATGAATCATAAGTAAAACCAATACCAGCATACTGCTTTCGAATGTTATTGTTGTAGCTAGTTTTTACCCAATCATCTGCGTGGACGTTAGCTTGCAACCAATCAATACAGGCTTGTTCACCGTCATTTGTTTCCATATCGTTGTCCATTACCAATACTTGAACAACAATGTTATCTGAATTTACTTGAGCGTAGTGTGCCATTATTTTATCACCTTTAGTTCTGGCTCCAAAATCTCTGGAGGCTGGGGGTTTTGTTTTTGAGTTTTACCTTTAATGAAAGCATCGCACTTTCCCCATTCCATCATGGACGGAAAGATACTTATGATTTGACCTTGGATTGTAACAATCGGAACAGGAGGGTTTGCCATGCAAAGGACTTCACCTTCTGCCTGACTTTCCATACTGTGACTACAAGTACCGCAACTTTTTTTCATATTAATTCCTATTTATATTTATATCGAATGATTACGATTCCAGAACCGCCAGCACCGCCAGCTTGTCCACCACTAGATTGTCCTCCATGACCACCGCCACCGCCCCCAGTATTGACTGTGCCAGCAACGCCTTGTGAATTTGTATTACCACCTCTACCGCCACCACTAGATGCAGAGCCTCCAGTAGCATTGTAAGTTCCACCACCTCCGCCTCCTGCACGAGAAACTGATGAGCCTGTAATTGTAGATGCTACTCCTGATCCACCAGCACCACCGTTATTCGAACTGGCAGAAATGTCAGCACCAACAGAACCAGCACCGCCACCACCAGAACCAGCAGAACCACCTAATTTAGCACCTCCTGCAAATCCTTGATTAGCTGTGCCTGAACTAATAGCAACATTAGTTGCTGTACCACCACCTGACCCACCATTTCCAGCAACTCCACCTCCTTCTCTTGTTCCAAAGCCACCACCGACTGATGTGATAGAACCAAAGACTGAATCAGATCCAGAAATTCCGTTATTTGCCCCAGATGTTGATGCTCCACCTGCACCGATTGTAACTGTATAATTTTGAATAGAGGCTGTTAGCCCTGTCTCGCTAGACCCACCTCCAC